GTGGCTTGAGACAGATATTGCTCCAAAGACAAAGTTTCCGGGATCGTTTTATAAAGTAGATATACCAGACGAAGCGGTTGAAACATTCCTTGATTGGGATAAGCCGTTATCTGAGCAAAAAAATGTTTTAAGTAAAATTACTCCATCCACATTAGGACTTGAATATAAACAGTTACTAAATGGCAACCATGCGTTTGTAAATTCTGAGGGGAAGCCTTTTGGTATTATTCAAAAAGGTGGAACAAAGGATAGTTTTGAAGATAGATGGAAGCAATTTATTTCAATGCAGGGATCTGGTGGCGATTTATACAAGGCCTTAAATCAAGGGATGTCTGATGCTGCTAAAACATCACAAGCCTTAAACAAGGCCGGTATTCAAGGGATAAGATATTTAGATCAAGGAAGCAGAAGCGCCGGACAAGGGACAAGGAACTTCGTAGTATTTGATCCATCTCTTGTAAAGATGCTTGAGCGTAACAACCAGCCAGTTGAGGGGCTACTTGGTAAGTAAGCATGACATCCAGAGGATAATGCAAAAATGGAAACAAATGAACATAAAGTAGAAGAAGAAAAACCCGAAAACGGCTTTGGTAAGGGCAGACCTAAAGGGTCAGTCAATAAGTCCACAAAGGTCGTTAGAGAGGCTATTGCAGAGCTACTTAACCGCAACAGTGCCTATATGGACAGATGGCTTCAGAGGGTTGCTGAGGGTGATGAGGTACTAGGCATCAAGCCTGATCCTTATAAGGCTTTGGACATAATGCTAAAGATGAGCGAGTACCATATTCCTAAGCTGGCTAGGACAGAGGTGACTGGTGCTGACGGTGGGCCTCAAGAGCATGTGGTTACATGGCAGAAGTAATGCAATTTGACGATCTTGAGAACTTTAAGAACTGGTGGCTAAGTTCAAGACCTATTAACACGCCAGACTTAAATGCCTTGACCTATGTTGCCGAGACGCATGGCGTTGTCTTATATAGGCAGGATTGCTATCAGGTTGAGATGTTTCTGGTAAAGCCTAACTCAGAGATTGATCCGCACATCCATCCTAATGTTGATTCTTTCGAGGTCTACATTGGCGGGGATATTAACTTTATGTGCAATGGGGAATGGTTTGACCAGAATGCTATAGGCAGCTCTATTCGGGTTTATCCTAATAGTTGGCATGGCGGTAAGTTTGGAGAGCGTGGCGGGTGTTTCATTTCAATACAAAAGTGGCTCAATAATGTGGAGCCTAAGTTCGTCGGTGATGACTGGGTAGACACTAAGAATACTGGCTCTTACAAAGAAAACAGGGAGTCATAGCCTAATGGCAGAAGTAATCGAGATTGCTTACAAGCCTCGTAAGGAGCAGATCCTTATCCATGAGGCTATAGACTCCACAAGGTTCACGGTCGTAGTGGCTCATCGAAGGATGGGCAAGACTGTCTCCGCTATCAATCATCTGATAAAGGCTGCCATTGAGTGCAAGAAGCCAAACCCTCGATTTTGTTATGTTTCTCCTACTTTTGCTCAGTCTAAGCGTGTTGCTTGGGATTACCTGTTGGAGTTTACTAGACCTCTGGGAGCTGTTGCTAACATCTCGGAACTCAGGGTGGACTTCTGGGGTAGGCGTATATCTCTTTATGGATCTGATAACGCTGATTCTCTCCGTGGGCAGTATTTTGATGGTGTTGTCCTGGATGAGATCGGAGACCAAAACCCTAAGATCTGGAACGAGATCCTAAGACCTGCTCTGGCTGACCGTGAGGGCTGGTGCTTATTCATTGGTACGCCGAAGGGTAGGAATCACTTTGCTGACCTGAGAGACAAGGCTGGGGTTACTGAGGGCTGGAAGCTACTGGAGTTCAAGGCTAGTCAGACTGGTGTGCTTAACGAGAAGGAACTCTGGGCTGCTCGTCAGGAGATGGGCGAAGACAAGTACCAGCAGGAGTTTGAATGTTCCTTTAATGCTGCTATCGAGGGTAGCTACTATGGGCAGATTATCAATGATCTTGAGGAGAAGGGCCGTATCACTACCGTTGACCGTGATGATCTTTGCAAGTCTTTTGTTGCTTGGGATCTTGGGATGGGTGACAGCACTTGCCTATGGGTGGCTCAGTTGGCTGGCAAAGAGATTAGGATCATTGACTGCATGGAGAACCACGGAGTCGGTCTGGACTACTATGTATCATGGTTGCGAGAAAACAACTATCAAGGATTTACCCAGTATCTCCCGCACGACGTTGAGGTCAGAGAGCTGGGAACTGGGAGAAGCCGTAAGGAAGTGCTCGAAGAAGCGGGGCTATCTATAACGGTGGCTCCTAGACTGTCTATTGCTGACGGTATTCAGGCTGTCCGTAGGATGCTGCCTAGATGCTGGTTTGACCATAAGACCAAGGCTGGACTTGATGCCTTACGGAACTATCGCCGGGAATATAACGAGAAGCAACAGGTGTTCTACGACAAGCCGCTGCACAACTGGGCTTCTCATTACTCTGATGCCTTTAGATACTTAGCGATAAGTCTTGACGAATCTGATGATTCATGGTCAAGCGAATTGCCTATAAAGACGAATTGGATTGTATAATAAGCAAAATTGCCTGAAAGGTATTTGCTATGATGGATGAAGGCCAAGTTAAGGGTATTCTGGAAGCCGAGATTGACAACAGTCTGGGCTACATTGACACAGAAACCACAGAGGCTCGTCGTAAAGCCTTGGATTACTATCTCCGTAATCCTTACGGAAATGAAGTAGAAGGTCGCAGCCAGATCGTTACTGGCGAGGTAGCTGAGGCTATCGATGGTGCATTGCCACAACTTATCCGGGTATTCACGACTACTGAGGATATTGTCTATTTCGAGCCTAAGAATCCAGAGGCTGAAGAATCCGCTAAACAAGCCACAGACTACTGTAACTGGGTGTTCTATCGTGAGAACGATGGTCTGTTGATCCTGCACAACTGGTTCAAGGATGCCCTGCTCCAGAAGGTTGGCGTTGTTAAGACGTACTGGGACAAGCGTGAGGACGTTACCGTAGAGAAATACAAGAACCTGAGCGAGATGGAACTGGCAATGCTGTTGTCGGATGAATCGCTGGAGGTTGTTGAGCAGGAAGTAGAGTTTGACGATGGCGGCATGGACATGATGGGTCAGCCTATCGTTGTGCCTCGCTATGAGGTCAAGGTCAAGAAGATCAAGAAGTACGGCTGTGTACGCATTGAGAATGTCCCGCCAGAGGAGTTCCTAATCTCCAAGGCTGCTAGGGACATTGAGACTTCGCCATTTGTGGCTCATCGTAAGCTCATGCCTCGGTCAGACCTGATTGCTATGGGCTATGACGAGGATGTGGTCAATGACCTGCCTTCTTATGATGACCTGACGTTCTCTCAGGAGCGTATTGCTCGATTCGATTCAGGTGAGCAGCCAGATGAGCAGCAGAGCCTAGATCCTGCGATGCAGACCGTTGAGGTCTACGAGTGCTATATCCGCATTGACGAGGATGATGACGGTATCGCAGAGCTGCGTCGTATTGTCTATTGTGGCAGCGAAATACTGTATGACGAGGAGTGTGACTATATCCCGTTCCACTCGATTTGTCCTATCCCTGTCCCGCACAAATTTTTTGGACAGTCGCTTGCTGATCGTACCGTTGACCTGCAACTCATCAAGTCCACGATTGTCCGTCAGTCGCTGGATAACCTGTATCTGACTAACCATAACCGGGTTGGTGTGGTTGATGGTCAGGTGAACCTAGATGATGTGCTGAATGCTACGCCGGGCGGTGTGATCCGGATGAAAAGCCCGACTGCTCTGGTTCCGCTGGCTGTTGCGTCTACGTTCGGTCAGGCAATGCCAATGTTGCAATACTTGGACGAGGTTCAGACAAAGCGTACAGGCATTAGCGATGCTCAACAGGGTCTAGATCCTGATGTGTTGTCTAACGTCACTGCGGCTGCTGTGGCTGCAATGATGAAGTCTAACTCCGGCAAGATGGAGCTGATTGCGCGGGTGTTCGCTGAGACTGGCGTTAAGAGCCTGTTCAAGGGTATCTTGCATCTGCTGGGCAAGTATCAGGACAAGCCTAAGCTGGTTCGTATGCGTGGCAAGTATGTGGAATATGATCCTCGGACTTGGCAGAATGAGTACGATGTGTCGGTTAATGTTGGTCTGGGTTCAGGTGACAGGGATCAGAAGATTGCCATGTTGCAGATGATCCTAGCCAAGCAAGAGCAGATTATTCAGGCTTATGGCCCGTCCAATCCTCTTGTTAGCGTTGGTCAGTATCGGAACACATTGGCTCGATTCATTGAGGCTGCTGGCTTTAAGGATGCCAATATCTTTATGAACGAGATTACGCCAGAGCAAGACGCTCAGTTCTCCCAGCCTCAGCCTCCGGCTCCTGATGCTCAGGCTCAGGTAGCAGAGATGCTGGCTCAGGTGGAGCGTGAGAAGACACAGGCCAAGGCTCAGATTGATGCGGCTAAGTTGGATCTGGAGAAGCAGCAACTGGAGGCAGAGTATACTCGCAAGGGTATAGAGATGCAGATGAAGAACCAGAAGGATCAGGCTGAGATTCGTATCAAAGAGGCTCAGGTAGCAGTTCAGCAACTTCAGGCTATTCTGGCTATGGACTTGGCTGATGAGGAAAGCCGTAACAAACAGGCTGAGATTGTATTGAAGGCCATTAAAGAACTAGGGAGCTTGAGTGGACAGAGCGCAATGGGCTATTAACCTGCTGAGGGACGATACCTTTAATGAGGTATTTGAGGAACTCAGGGGCGTAGAGATGAACCGGATACTCATGAGCGACTATAACGATGTCCAAGTCCGTGAGGATGCTTATATGCGTCTTAGGGTCTTGGAGTCTATTGAGAGCCATATTGAAGGCATGGCTGGGCAGAAGATGATTGATGCCAAAAGGCTAAAGATTTTGTAACCCGTGTCGGGCGGTTCCCGATATAATTTAGGAAACACACATGAGCGATACTCAAAGCACGACTCCCGAATCGGGAAATGCGGAGTTAACGGTAGGCGGTGCAGCTAACGCTATTTTGGGTCTAATGGGTGGTGATGAAGGCTCCGAACAGGAACAACCTGAACTCCAAGCAGAGACCAACGATAGCGAGGCCGAATCTGATGAATACGAGGAATCGGATGAGTCAGAGGTAGAACAAGAGGATGACGGTGAAGAAGCAGAGGAGCCTCAGAGATTCCGTGTCAAAGCCGCTGGCGAAGAACGGGAGGTAACCCTTGATGAGCTTATCAAGTCTTATCAACTTGGCACAGACTATACCAAGAAATCGCAAGCCGTAGCTGAAGAACGCAAGGTAGTTGAAGCAGAACGCCAGCGTATCGATGAAGCAAGGCAACTCCGTGACCAGTATGCGGAGAGGTTGCAGATGATTGAGCAGATGCTGAATCAGCAGCAGCCGGAGGAAAATCTGGAGTATCTCAAGGAGACTGATCCGATTGGTTACGCTGTCAAGGTAGCCGAGATGAGTCAAAAAGAGAAGCAGTTAATGCAGGTTCGTGCTGAACGTGAGCGTATCTCGCAACAGCAGGAATACGACAGACAGAACCAGTTGAGACAGCAAGTTGCTGCTGAGGCTGAGAAGTTAGTTGCTGCATTACCTGAATATGCTGATCCTGAGAAGGGCGAATCCATCCGAAAGGACATTCGGACTTACGGGAAGCAAGCCGGGTTTTCTGATGAGGAATTAGCGAATGTTTATGATTCGCGGGCAGTTCTGACGCTATGGAAGGCTATGCAGTTTGATAAATTGCAGTCTTCTAAGGCTGGTATCACTAAGAAGGTTTCGGAGGCTCCCAAGGCGATTAAGCCCGGAGTATCTAAGCCAAGGGATAGCAACAGCGAGGAACTGAAGAAACTTAAAGCGCGAGCTAAGTCATCCGGTCGGGTGGCAGATGCCGCAAGTGTATTTGAACGATTCTTGTAAAGGATTTAATCATGGCAATTTATAACGCATACGACGCTGTTGGTCAGCGCGAAGACCTTACCGATGTGATCTACAACATCTCGCCAACTGAGACACCATTCATGTCCTCGATTGGCAAGACCAAAGCTACTGCTGTTTACCACGAGTGGCAGACTGACTCGCTGGCTGCTGCAACGACTGCTAACGCTGCTGTTGAAGGCGCTGACGCTTCGGACGCAACTCTGTCTCCTACTACCCGTCTCGGTAACTACACCCAGATCCTGCAAAAGACCATCAAAGTCTCTGGCACTCTGGATGCGGTCAACAAGGCTGGCAGAAAATCCGAAAAAGCTTATCAATTGGCTAAGAGTTCGCAGGAACTAAAGCGCGACCTAGAGACAATTCTGCTGTCGAATCAGGGTCGTGACGCTGGCTCCAGCAACTCTGGCGCTCGTAAGATGGGTTCGCTGCTGTCATGGATCAAAACCAACTCGTCTGCTCAGACTAACGGTGGCGATCCTACGACTATCGGCGTATCGACTCGTACTGACGGTAACACTCGTACCTTCACTGAGGCTCTGCTGAAAGAAGTGGTTGCTGAGGTGTTCGTATCCGGTGGCTCTCCTTCGGTTCTGATGGTTGGCGCTGCTGGTAAGCAGAAGGTTTCGAGCTTTGCTGGTATCGGCGCTACTCGTTTCAACGTTACTGGTGCTAAACCATCGACGATCATTGGCGCTGCTGACATCTATGTGTCGGACTTCGGCAATATGTCGGTTGTACCTAACCGCTTCATGCGTACCCGTGATGCTCTGATCCTTGATCCTGAGTACGCTGCAATCGCTTACCTGCGTCCGTTCATGACCAATGAGCTGGCAAAGGCTGGTGACTCGGACAAGACTCAGGTGCTCGTTGAGTGCACTCTGGAAGTCAAGAACGAGGCTGCTCACGGTATCGTTGCTGACTTGGATATGTCGCTGTAATTGAAAAGCCCCTGATCTTCGGATTGGGGGCAATTCTTTGAGGATTTATGACACCTTTTAGAGAATCAGTAGTTCATGCGGATGGTGACGGTGGTATCGTCATTGAGACTAAACAGGACGTTACGGACATTCTTGAGGCTAACAAGGCTCAATTAGAGTTCGATAAGCAGAGGACTGGGCATCTTAACGATTTGCATCATATAGCCAGAATCCCGTTCACGGTCATTGATGACTTGAACAAGATGGGCATTATGAGAGGTTTTGCTATCGTGGATAACGCAGCGTTTGCTTGTTGGCTCAATGATCCGGATAATGCGATGTGGAAGACTTATCGTGGAACTATATCTAAGGGGAACTAATGATCGTTGGCGTTTGTGTACCGGCAAGGGATGAAGTCCATACGGGTTTCGCGTTTGACTTCGCTAAGATGGTTGGTAGAGATTCTAGGCATCGATGCTCTAAAGAGGGCAACGGTCTAAAGCTCTACACAATGGCTGGTACGCTGATATTCGATCAGAGAGAGAAGTTGGTTGACAATGCACTAGCTGATGGCTGCGATGTCATTTTGTTCATAGACTCAGATATGCGGTTCCCGTCTGACACTATTGACATTTTGCTAAGTCGTGATGTGCCTATTGTTGGTGTTAATGCGGTAACAAGACGTAAGCCTACTCTGCCTACAGCGTTGAATCTACACGTTGAGAAGGATGAGGAAGGCAAGATTACTAGCCATGCTTGGCACAAGGTAGACTCTAATGACAAAGAGGGTATTGAGCCTGTGACAGCGGTTGGTGGTGGTGTGGTGATGATTCGCAAGGAAGTATTTAATGCGATTAAAAAGCCTTGGTTTGACGTAGGCTGGGGTTCTAAGGGCATCATTGGTGAGGACGTACATTTCTGCATCAAGGCGCTTGATAACGGGTTCCAGACGTATGTAGACCACAGCTTGTCTAAGCATATTGGTCACATTGGTACATACGAGTATCGATGGGATGATGTAGAAGAAGGTGCTGTTGAGAGGCACAATAACGGGGAATAGATATGGCTTTAAGCTCATATTCGGAACTGAAGTCTACGGTTGCAAGCTATCTGGCTCGTAATGATCTAACGGCAGTAATCCCTGACTTTATCCGGTTAGCTGAGGAAAGACTACGCCGGGACTTGAGGATTCGTCAGATGCTGGTTGTAGCTACAGCCAACACAACGGGCGGTGATTCTACGGTTGGATTGCCTACGGACTTCTTGGAGATGCGTGATATTCACGTTAATTTGAACCCGGTGGTGCAACTGTCCTACAAGGCTCCGAATGCCTTCTACTCGTCTGGTAAGTCTGGTCTATCTGGCAAGCCTACTGAATACACGGTTTTAGCTGCTGAGTTCCAACTGGCTCCTATCCCTGACGCTGCGTACACATTGCAGATGCTCTATTACGCTAAACCAGCCCTCCTGAGCGACTCTAACGCTAGTAACGTGTTCTTAGCTAACTGTCCTGATGCGCTGCTCTATGCGGCTCTAGGCGAGGCTGAACCGTATCTGATGAACGACGCAAGGCTCCAGACTTGGGCTGCTTTGTACGAGCGAGCAATCATTGCAATAAATACTTCTGACCAGTCTAGTGAGTACGGTGGTCAGCCTATGTCTATGTCTTATAACGTGAGGTAAATCATGGCAGAGATGTCAAATTATCTTGAGAACGCTCTGATTAACGCCACGTTGCGTAATACGGGCTACACAAGTCCCACTACAACCTATGTTGCTCTTTATACAAGTGATCCGACTGATGCTAATACCGGAACTGAAGTATCTGGTGGCTCGTATGCTCGGACTGCTGCTAGTTTCGGAGCGCCTAGCAATGGTACTGCTCTTAACGATGCTGCCATTGAGTTTCCTCAGTGTACTTCGTCATGGGGAACGGTTTCTTATATCGGGATCATGGATGCCTCTACTGGCGGTAATCTGATGTATCACACGGCTTTGGATACGGCTAAGACGATTGATACGGGTGACATCTTTAAGATTGCTATTGGTTCG